CTTTTGTTGACATCATATCAAATCTTGCTTCGTAATACTCTTGGAGTTCTTTATCCAATATGGAGTCCTCTATTAAGTTACTATAATGAGCCATCATTATACCACAAAATCAGTGTTTTGTCAAGCATTTTTTTGCATCATTTGCTCTCTAACTATCTGCTCATTTGAATCTATCTGACGTTCTTTAAGTATTAAATCAGCTACCTTAACACGCTTTTCAAACTCATTCTTATCCCGTGTATTCATGTTAGCAGACAAACTTCTTATTAAATCAGCTTTAACTTTATCATCCATAAGAGACGCTTCAACCAATAGCTTCTGCGCTCTAGCCTGTGCTTCTTGTGCGTCAGCAGCAGACTCACTAGCCCTAGCATTAAGTTCATTAGCTTGTGCTTGAACCAAAGCCATCTGTAGTTGATGATGCTGTTGTTCCATCTGCTGTGCTTCAGGATTAGGCTGAGACATCTGTTCTAGTTGTGCCATCAACTGTTCTTTGTTCATTATTCCTGATGTAGCAATAATGCTTCTTAACAGAACAGGAACAATAGGGGAGTTAGGACCGAGCGTTTGCATCAAGCCTATTAGCTGTTGTTGTTCGTATTCTCTAGCTATAGCACCAATAGAAGACATGGTAGTAAACTTAAAGTCTCTCATTGGGTAACGGTCTGGATCAAACTGCATATACCTGTATGCGACTTTCTGAACCATTGGTATAATGAAATCATCTTGGAAAGAAGCCATTGCCAATTTGTTTTTCTTGACAATCGCTGACATAGCCAGAGACATACCCATTCCATTATTCTGTCCTGCTGTAGATGCTGCGCTCTTGACCAACTCTGACGAGTCTAGTGTGCCTGTAGCTTGTAGCAGCATTGCTTCAAACCCTTTAGCTGTTTCATAGTTAGAAGCATCTGTAGATCCAAACTTAAATGGTTGTAGGATCTCAGCAGGATTACCATTGGTTAGAATGTTCTTACCCGGTCTAACTTCAAACTTCATACCTCGTGGTAAACGAGTAGCATCTATACCCATCATAGGTGCAGTTGTTAACGCCAGAGAATCCATGTGGCTTCTTAACTGAGCGTCAATAGCCTTCTGCATGTTATAAGCCTTCTCAACCGTACCTACGCCATAGAATCTACCCGGACGTACTTCTGGTCTATAAGCAATAACAGGGCGGTCTTGCATCATGTATGGAGATGCTTCAGCTTTGAGTAGGTGCGTATCGTTAGCAATAATAATGATAGCTTCTACCAAGTCTGATACTTTGTCAGCAGCAGAATCTTCAGGGAACAAGTCTACAACCTCTTCACCTTCGTTTTCCATCTGCTCTAAGTATTCTTTAGGAACTAAACCATAGTAGCGTAGTATCTTAACCTTATCGTCTTGATAACTGGTTGACTCTACTTTACTTGGTTCTAGGTCATCACTTTCGTAATGTGGTTCAATATCTACCTTTCGATAGACACCTGATTCAATACCACGTACAATCTGATACAGACTTACGTATTCTTCTACAGCTACACCAAGAGAATCATCAATAGCATCTGCATTAGGATCTATTAAGATATTTCTTGGATGTACAGGTTTAACTTTGACTGCTACTTTTTCTTTTTCAGTAACACCAATGGCAGCTACACCTTCTTGTCCCGGCATAGCTTGCGTTGTTGGGATCTTTTCAATTTCTGTCTTAACAACAATCTCACCTACACCCGTACCATAGATCTCAGCTAGTTTGACAATAGAGCTGACATTGTTTAAGTATGCGTTGTTATGTGTATCTTCAACAAGAAGATTCTGCATAATCTCAACGTCAGTCTTGTTTCCATCTGCTAAGTCATCAACGACTTCAAATAGTTTACCAGAGCCTGCGAACCCTTCCATAGTTTCTGCAACACGGTTGTCAACAGCTTGACGAGTTGCAGGACTAATGATTTTACTACGCTCACTATCCCTTGTGCGATCTTCAGAAGCCCAGATACCATAATATATCCTTTCATATTCATCCCATTTACTTTCATAGTTAGTGTCTCTCCAGTCTCTCCACCTGTCACAGTGTTCAACTACGAATGATACTAACTCTTTATCACTCTCAGTAACTTCATACTCTTCTACTGATTGTAATTCGTTCTCGTTGTATTGTTCAGCCATGTTTAATATCCTGATATAATGTCTAAGGGTTCGTAATCATCGTTGTAATCTTCAAAATACACTGCTGCATTAGCAATATGTGCTATCAAACTCAGTGAATCCACCATGTCATCATGGACTCCAGTAGTAGGAAAGTTTAATAACTCGTCTCTAAACTCTCTTACCCACTCACCATCACATAGTTCTATCTGTTTGTGTTCAAACCTACCCTGCAAAGCTCCAATAATCTTGTCTACCTTGCTTTTATTTCCTAGTGCTACTTCGTCTATGCGTGGATATATTGCTTTTTTTAGCATCATCTCCGTTAAATACGGCATGATTGCTCTTTTTAATGCACCTTTTTCTATTCCAATTACCTGTATGTCGTATAACTGGACATGATTCAGGATTCTCTCGCATATCTCCTTGATATCCCACCTGCCAGCATCAATCTTATCCACCCACCATCTATTATCATCACCTACTTTGACAATACTAATAGCTGTTTGGTCTAAATACTTCTTCTTATTACTAGCCTGAGAGGATACATTCTCAAAACCTGCAAGGTCTACGCCCATATAGTACGTTCCTTGCTCTGGTTCTTCCTCTTTATCCTTAATCAACACCCAGTCTTCTTTAAATAACTCTGACTGTGGTGCTTCAAAACTAGCCATGAACTCCTGTCTAAACGCAAATGTAGACATTGTGTTCTTTGCTACTTCAATCTCCTCCTTATCTAAGAGAGGATTATCAAATGAAGTAAAGTGCCAGCTCTTCCAATCCTTTGCTTCTGGTCTTTCACTCTGACCTAGCTTATAAATATCATAAAAATGATTACGACCTTTAGGTGTACCAATAAATACAGCTTCACCTTTCAAGTCAGCTAGTGCAGGTCTCAAGATCTGCTCAAATACTGTAGGCTTAATATCTGCATACTCATCAAGTACGACAAACTTTAAGGCTACACCTCGCATCGTCTCTGGTCTATCAGCACCCTTTAGTGATATGACAGAACCATTTATCAGCGTGATCTGCATATTATTGACATGACTGTTAGTTACAACTGGATGAGCCAGCTCTAACAACTGTTGCCACATAATATCCCTAGCCTGTTGCTGCGTAGGGGCTACATACCACACATGACCCTTCTTAGCTTCTAGCGCAGAGACAATCAATCTCCACGCAGCCATCCTACTCTTACCTGTTCTACGACCTGCAGCTATGACTTTGAACCTAGAGCTATCAGTCCAGACCTCTTGCTGCCAAGGTAGCAGCTTAATCTTCAGGTCTGACATCTATTGTCTCGTATTCAACGTCATGAATATCTTGGTCTTCTTCCTCTTCCTGCTCAATGATTGCTTTCTGATCCCCAACCATTGAAATTTGAATAGATACGTTACCCCTGCGAGCATCCTTATCCTTTTCAAAATAGGAAACAGGTAACATTCTATCCATACACATCTTCAAACAAGCGATCTGATCTTTGTCAGTATCATCCAACGCCTTTTTGAGGACAGTGTTTATTACTGTTTCACCACTAGTTGTAAGCAATCTAGCATAAAATTCTTTTATTCTAGCTGCTTCTCCGGGTGGTCTACCTACGACACCTCTGCTTTTCTTAGCCTCGATGTCTGTTTTACGAGGTCTCCCACGTTTCTTTTTGACAGGAGGGTTATCATTAATAGACAATACCTTTATCCTTCATTGTTATTATTAGATAACTATGTAGATAAAGACGATAATATAAGAATAAAAATAAAGTTTGCTCTTAGTTCTACATAGTAGGCTGTTATTATACCACATTTCTAGTCATTTGTCAAGAACTATTTACATTTTGTAGGGTACACTCTTATAAGATCTAAACGAACATTTCCATAATTATCTTCTTTATTATAACTAATTGATTCTAAATGTACATTTCTTATTTAATTACTGTCTAATTTATGTAGTATTTTGCTTATTTTACTCTTTTTTGTATATGTTAGGGTCTCTCCCCTCCCTAGCCCCTGCCTAGCCCCTCCCCCCCTATGCAGTTTGTATACAGTATTCAGTAGACAGTATCCGGTATTCAGTATTCAGAGTTCAGTATGCGACACTCTGTATTCTGGTGAGTGTGTGAGGCGGTGAGGCTACCTCTCGAGACCTCGCGAGACTTTAGACCTAATCTAAAAAGTTTGGTAGGGTGTACGTTTGAATTCAGAATACAGTATACAGTATACACTAAACCATGTGGTATAAACGCAACACTACTGTCTCATTTATGTAACATGCCTCTGAGACCCTCGAGATCGCTCTACACGCGACGCAAGCCAAAACCCTTACCCTAGTACCTAATTCTTATTTACGTGGATTCCCTTATAAATCAATAACTTAGCTATTCATGATTTTACTTAGGCTTATCTAATGATTTTACTTAGGTAATTTTGGGAAAAATTCCTATGTTTTTTTGCTTGACTTATCTCGCGGATAGTCTACAATGGGAACCATAGCAACACAACAAACCAAAGGAGAAAAAAAAATGGATAAAGAAAAGTATAACGGCTGGACAAACTACGCAACTTGGAGAATTGCGCTTGAATGGTTCGATGGTGATAACGAATGGCTGGAAGATTATCTAAGCAAAGAAGCCTACGACGTATCGCAAATAATCATAGGTTACGTCAGGGAAGCGATAGACCAGCAAAGCCCTGAGGGCAGTTTTGCAAATTCTTATGCTCATGCGTTTCTTGATGATGTAAACTGGTTCGAGATTGCGAAGCATCTAAAAGAAGCGAATGGTTATTTACACAGTGATCATAATAGTCTAACTGATGAGGCTTGATTAGCCGAAACGCTCAGAGTATCGAGCGTATTAGACAATAACAGAAAGGAAACACAATGCTAACTTACAAAGAATTTTTAAATGAATTTTTAAGTGTTGAAGAATACAACGGGGAGAAAATTGTACGCCGTAAAGTCGGTAACGCAGTCGGTGATTTCAATCCTGATTATTATATTTATACTAACCTAACTTTTTTCTATTCAGCTAAAGACGAGTACGAAGCATATTGCAAAGCATATAAAAAATTCAATGCTTTTTTTTCCATGAGTCTAACTGACGAGGGTTAAGTACCCGAAACGCTCAGAGTATTGAGCGTATTAGACAACAACCAGCGAGGTGATAGTATGACGGAAGAAGATAGATGGGCAATTGATTGGGAAGAATATGGATTAGACCCACACCCTAACGACAAGCTAATCAAGAAAGTGTTGGAGTACATATCGTACACGAGCGATATAGAATCGGTGTATTGCTTGATGTACCACATCCCGAGAGAAGCATTACTAGAACTGGTAGATGAGGATGAGGAGGAAGAAGATGAAGATAATAGTTAGTATATTGCTATGGTTCATGGGCTTTGTGTCTATCTTTGCCTGTGGTATGATTGTATTTGGTGCAATTAATTCGTTAATGTAAATGAGAATCATTCTCAATTAGAAGGAGAAGCTATGACTGAAGATGAGATATTGAATCAGATGGTAGACATATTGTGTAGTCGTAGTTTAGAGTGCTACGACATAGAGAGGTCAAAAGAAATACGAATGATGGTTGCAGAGTACCAGCATGAATTGTTTATTAGGAGGTTTTTTAAATGAGAATACCAACAGAGATAACAACCAAAGCTAAACTTAGATACGCATGGTTACATGAACCAAATAAGTTGACAGAAAAATATCAAGTAGATTTGTATGATCTACCTAAAGAAACAAAGAAGATATTATTTCTATCAGAGTTCATAACAAAAAAACAATATGAAGATGAAGAATATAAACTAACAGTAAAGAGAAAAACACCGAGCAATGTAACAATAAATGACCATGAATTTCATGGAGTAATAGGAAATGGAACAGAGGCAATCGTTACAATAAAAACAATGCTAGTAACAGTTAGATTTTCTAAATTAGAAACCGAAGAACTGTTTGTGTCTACAATGAAAGACATAAAGATAACAGACCTAGTAACAACAGTAGAGGAGAAGCTATGACTGAAGGTGAACTAAAGGATATGATACTGGAATGTATCTGTTACCTGATCGAAGATGGTTCAATGAATGAGCTACTGAGAGATGTAATCATGGAAGTGTTGACTGATGTCACGCCACTTGTTAAGGTAGCGGTGCATTAGTATGACGATGATAGGCAATTGGTATTACACGGAGACTTTTTTATGGAAAGAGAACTAACAAAAGTAGGAATTATCTACAACGGAAGAACAGACTGGAAAGTTTTGTCTCATTTTTCTGACTACACAGTAGAATATGAAACAACAATGACATATTCAGAAGCTCTTACTAAAGGTAGAAAAAAATTTAGAGAGTTTCTATCAGCTAAAGAACTTTATGAAATTACATATAGCAGAAGTAAACACATTAGTAGAAGGAGAAAATAATAATGGATACAAACCAACAGCAATACATAATCAAGACATACGATCATACTAGACAAGAGTATGAGACCACAGTAGCACAGCAAGAAGCACAAATGTTCTTTGCAATCAATGAGATAAAGGATGCAATAGGCACAGCATCGCCTAAAGATTTGGAGTTCATTGTCAAGGAACTAGACTTGATCCTGTCACGTAAAGGGTATACAATTAACGTGATGGATCGAGAAACTAAAACTAAAGTAAACCTTTTACACTTGGAGAATTGGTAATGGAATACAGACAAAACGTAAAGCATGGATCAGCTTATGATCGAGGCGCGGCAGACTCTTACTACTGGAGGAAGCGAGAGCCACACTACTACCCATACGGTACAGGTAATGGCATGCGTGTACCTGAGGAAGCGATGACTAAGCAAGAGATCGCAGACTACCACGAGGGTTACAGTTGGAACGAGTTGCATGGTGATAAAAAAGATTGGGGCTACGACCCAGTAGAGAGAGGAGATGCAGATGAGTAACCACTACAACGAGATGAGAGCAGAGCAGATAGCAGATCAGATAGATAAGATGACTGATGCAGAGGTGCTGGATCAGGTACTAGAGACCAGCACATGGCGCAGTCTTGAAGGGTGGGATGAGATGGTGAGGGACAACAGCTATCGAGAACACCTACTAACCATGAGACTAGGAGAGAATACCTATGAAAGTTGATCCTAATATTGTCAAGGCGTACCACCTGATTAAACAAGCAGAGTTTAGACAGCTCTCTCCAAGAGAGGGAGCGTTCATCTTAAAACATTACCCATTCAGGAGGCACGTAGAAGCCATAGAATCAACGCAATCTGAACATGAATACCTACCTACCGAGGAGAAAGACGATGCGCTGTAGAGCCTGTAATACAGTCCTGAGTGACTATGAAGCAACAGTTAAGACAGCAGACACAGAGGAGTATCTTGATCTGTGTCGCGACTGTATGTCTAGGTTAGATGATGAGCTACCTATCATTGACAGACCAGACTTGGTGCATGCTTATGACGAGTCGATAGATTACGACACCGATTATTCTGATTCAGGTATCGAGGTATCTTTCGATGAGATATATTCCGACAGGGAATAAGTGATTATCCTTAGTACATTTTAATGATAATCATTAGGGTATATTCTATTGACAAGTGTTATAATACTTATTAGTTATCTAATAAGATAATTATAATAATAATCTTATAAGAGGTCTTATGAGTACAGCAATCAAGACGCACCAACCATGTGATGACTGTGGTTCTAGTGATGCTCTGTCTTACTACGAGGATCACACCTATTGCTTCAGTTGTCACACAAGAAACAGTAACCACCAACAAGAGAGAAGGATAATGATTACTAAACCAAAAGATAACGACTGGTATAGTCAGTATCAAAACCTGTCTGATGCTAGTGGCATGAAGGATCGAGGGATCACGAGTGCTACGTGCAAGGCATACGGAGTAGTAGAGGATGATCTGTTCTACTGGTTTCCATACCACGACTCGTCTACCAATGGCGATGTCTGTGCTATCAAGAAACGTAGCAAGCACGAGAAGAAGTTTCATATCGTAGGTCAATGGGAAGATGCCAAGCCACTGTTCGGTATGACACAGTTCAGCGATGGTGGTAAGTACGTCACCATTACAGAGGGCGAAGCGGATTGTCTAGCGGTGTACCAGATGCTAGGTTCTAAGTTCCCTGTTGTCTCAATCAAATCAGGGGCAGGCAGTGCTATGTCTAACGTCAAGGATAACTACGAGTGGCTGGATTCGTTCGAGCATATCGTGGTGTGCATGGACAATGACGAACAAGGTAAGGAAGCGGCACAGCATATAGCTAATGTGTTCGGATCAAAGGTAAAGATATTCAAGTCAACGTCTGAGTATAAGGATGGTTGTGATTATCTCAAAGCTGGTCAGCAAAAGCTATTCATGGACAAGTGGTGGCAGTCAGAGAAGTATGTACCTGATGGTATCATTGATGGGTCTACGCTATGGGAAGAAGTCAGCAAGCCAATCGAGAAGTCAATGGTGAACTATCCCTACGCTGGACTCAACAAACTAACCTATGGTATCAGAGAGGCGGAGCTGGTCACGATCACAGCAGGGTCAGGACTAGGTAAGTCACAGTTCTTACGTGAGGTGGTGTGGCATGTGCTTAACAACACGCAGGACAACATTGGTCTGATGTTCCTTGAGGAATCAACACGCAAGACAGCACGATCACTGATGTCACTCGCGGCTAACAAACCACTACACCTACCTGATGTTCCTTACACTGAGGATGAACTGATCGAGTCGTTTGATCTCACGCTAGGTACTGGCAGGATCTACCTGTTCGATCACTTTGGATCTACTGATATCGAGAACATTATAAGCAGAGTACGTTATCTCGCAAAAGGATTAGGATGTAAATACATATTCTTAGATCACGTGAGTATTGTGGTCAGCGCACAGCAATCGGGTGACGAACGCAAAGCTATCGATGAGATAATGACTA